CCACTTGCTACGGCTGTTGTGCCTCTTGCTGTTCCACCATCAATTAAATTAATTTCTGCCGCTGTGGACGTTACTCCATCAAGAATGTTTAATTCTGCAGCCGTTGAGGTAACATCTGTGCCACCTATATCCAATGTTGTTACCGAAATTTCTCCAGCAACAGTTGCTACACCATCGGCTAATGTAATTAAGTCAGTATCGCTTGTATGACCTATGGTAGTTCCATTAATAATTACATTATCAACAGTTAGCGTTGTAAGTGTTCCCAATGAAGTAATATTTGACTGAGCAGCCGTTGTTACAGTTGCTGCCGTTCCAGAAGTATTGCCTGTAACATTACCTGTTATGTTTCCTACAAAAGTGCCGTTTATATTATCACTGGCATCTTTAAACACTGCTTTATCAGCAGGGTATGTCATAAAGATTGTTCTTGTTCCTGAACTCCAGTTAACGGCACTATTAGAATTAGAACTAGCTAATATTGTTGTTCTAGCTAACGTAGTACCAGAAGATGTGAACGTGCCTATGCCAACTTCAAAATCAGTGTTATCCGTACAAGCGTAATACGTTGTATCACCGTTGCTTAAATTAGCAGTAAAAGTCTCAAAGCCAGTAACGGCACCAGCAAGCGTATACGTTCCCGTACTTGTTGTGGTTGTGGTTTCCTTAACTCTGTCCTTTATTGCTAAAGCCATTACTTCAATTCAATAGTTAAATTCGTTGCATTAATTCTAAATATATCGCCTTCAGCAATGGCTTTACTTGCATCTAATGCTCCTACAAAAAGTATGTTACCACTAGAAACGGCATCAGCAATAAATACATGAGTTATGGTAGATGTTCCATCTGTTCCAGAAGCTGAGTACTCTATATTATTTGTATTTTTTGCTGTCTGAGTATCTGTTGAATCAGCCCCTATCGTTGTCCAAGCAGATGCTGCTACCTGTTGTCTTGCATAATTCGTATAACTTGCTTCAGTTAAAGAACCTGTTTCAGCCGTAGCAACGGCTGTAGCCAAGCCTACATAGATACTATCACCTGGAGTTGAAAAACTTAATGAATCATTTTTAAATATATAATGTAACAACCTTCTTTCTAAATAATTGGTTGCTGCGTTTGACGTTGCCATATTTTATCTCCTATGTCCTTGGCCTTCTAGGTAATCCTTGACGATAGGCATCTGAGTTTTCCCTAGCTTCTGCAAAATCTTTTAGTCGGCTGACTTCTTCCATAAATCTTTTTTCATACAATGCCATCATATCAGCTTCACCTTTCATATATATATACGCTTCTGCAAGTGACCCGTAAAGCATTGCATTCATTGCGTTTATACTTAACCACGTAGTAGTCGCATCGGTTCCTATACTTGAGATAGTTGAAGTAGCCCCTGTTGTGCCCCCCGTAACTATTTCTGAACTTGTAAACGCAACATCTGGAACAATAATACTTAACGTATTAGCTGAATCATCTTTAGAACTAATGGTTCCTGTGGCTCCAGAAGTGGTTCCTGTAATAACTTCACTAGAATTAAAACTACTACTAGAAGCAACCGTTATAACTTGAACACTATCGGCAAGACTTGTTGGCCGGTAATAATAATGTATTTCTGAAGAATAATTCGCATCAGGTGTAGGAGCTAAAATAAAGTTATCAACATCAAAACGAGAGTAATACTTAGGTGTTCCTGTCGTTGAAACATTTGGATGGTATTCTTGTACAAAATTAACATCTTTTTCAAGAAGAAACTCCTTAGAACTAGAGTTTGTTATAGAAAGACTTATAGGTGATAAAAAATCTGTCGGTACGGAAAAATAAGGATCGGAAGTAGTTGTAGCACTTGTTGCATTTTTACGAAAATACTCAAAGTCTACCATTTTAAACAGTCTGTTTTCAACAGAACGAACAAAATCTCTTAAATGCGTAATAAAAGTTGTTTCCGAATTTTCAGTATAATCTTGAATAGCCGATTTTAATGTTGTCAATGTATAACTCATTTAACTCACCAATGTTACTGGACCTGCAGAGGCAATTTTACCCCCACCTTTTATTGATCCAACTGTTGCTGTTCCTAATACGGTAACTGTGTAAGTATCGGTATCTACAACACTTACTATTACCAACCCAACACTTGCTTCCATCGCAGCACTTGCTATCCCATCAAAAGGAGCTACATCCCTAAAACGAACTCTAGCAGACACACTACGATTATGACTAGGCTCTGTTACCGTTACCGTACTACTTCCAGAAGAACCCGTTTTAAAAGGATTTAAAGGTAACAACACNGNTACAGCCGGTTCCGTTCTATCGGGCCTAGCGTCCCTTAAACCACCTTTTTCTGTTACTTTTCTAGTTGGATTTAATTGAGGGTGTTTAAATTCAAATTCGGTTCTAGAAACAATAGCACCATTCCATTCTTTAATTCGATCTTTGTAGGGAAAACGAACTCCACTTCTATCTGAAATAAAATAAGCTTTTTTTCCAGAAGAAAACGCCATTAAACATACCTTTCATAAGGCAATATTTTAAGACTTGTTCTATCCCTATCTTCAGCCATAGCACGGTCAAATTCTTCATCGTATAAAGTTTTTAAAAGTTGTATCCTATCAGGGGCCCGTTTTAAAGAAATATAATAAGCCAACCCTGCTGCCAAACAAGGATAAAATCGAAAAGGAACTTCTATCGTGTTTGTATGAGCATCCGCATCATTAATTCTTGTCAAAGCATCGTAATAAATAACGTCCGTACTATTTTCGGGCGCAGGCCATATTTTTAAATTAGGCGTAATTTGACGGTCTAACATAAATTGACTAGGTCTTCCGGTAGACGCTTTATTAGGTAATGATAAATAAGCATCTCTGCTTATGCGAGACATATTGTAATCTATACTACTTCTTCTCACAGCTACTGAAAGAACATCAATAACATCCGTATTAAGGGAATACTCCGAATCGTCCTCTGTTAAGGCTTGAGTCCTTTGAACAATGGTCCATTGGTTTAAACCGCGATTAGCCCATTCCGCTAACATTAAGTTTAAAGAACGCTTTGCTGTTTTTAAATCATAACCTGTGCGAATCTCTAAACCGCACCTCTCGAAAGCTTCTTCTATATATTCGTCAACGGCAAGTTCAAAATCAGTTGATCCAGATAACGCCATTTAGTCCTCACTATACAAATTATCAAAAATTTTATTTACATCTAATGTATAGTCTAAATCAGATTTAGAGTAATGTACATACTGCGATGGTTTAAAATTTGGAGCTCCTTCACCTGTTTCAAACCATGCGGGGTGTGTAACACGAACACGGTTATTTGGCAATGCTACAATATTTCCTGTCCATTGCTCCGCATCTAACAAATACATTACATGACTTTGTTTATGTTGTGCGGGGTCATCGGCTATCTCACTTTCTGAATAATCAACTGTAAATAAATATTTTGCCGGATAAAATTTTCCGTTTATTTTAGCTAACCAGGGGCAAGGTTTAGCTCTATCTAAAGTGTAAACGGCGTGAGTGTAGGAAGAACAGTCCCAAGGTTGGGCATGATGAACCTCCATGGGTTCCGGCCAATCATCTACAACAATATCCGCCATTAAACCTGTAATAGGCATTCTAGCCCACATAGCTCCGCCATGAACATTTTGTTCTTTGGTTCCATCCGTTTCACAACCTGTAAATATGAGTTGAAAGCTTAAACAACGATTAGGCATAGTGGTTACGGCTACGGCCATAGCATGTAAAAATTCCCCATGAAAAGATTCATGGTTACACGTATATTCTTTTCTTACCCAACATTTAAAATGAGGAATGTTGCTTTGTAAATAGGGCATTATTTACGTTTTTTAACAACACCGCCTTTAGCGTAACCTTTTTTCTTCATAATCCCGCCGCCTCTCATCTTCTTAACAACACCGCCTTTAGCGTAACCTTTTTTCTTTTTAACAGCTCCGCCTTTTTTCATAAAGCCCATGTTATTTCTAGTTTTTTTAGGTAATTTTTTCAAACCTTTATTTGTTGGTTTTTTTAAATTTGCCATTATATTCTCCTCTATTTTAGCCAATTAGTTACTAAGTTTGCAACGACTCCACAAGCACCCGCGACACCCATCATCACCCAAAAAGCACCTCGCCAACGATTAGCGGTCGCACGTAATTCGCCCATATCTGTTTTCATTTCTTTCATGTCTTCTTGAAGAGCTTCAACTCTTTCTTCTAAACGTGCTAAAGCCACTTCTAGTCTTTGGTTTTGGGTCATTTTTTTAGTTAAACCCATTTTTTTAAGCGAAGAAAAAGGTCATCATGTCAATAGTGCCAACCGTGTACTTTATGGTTAAACCACTTGCAAATAAAACACCTTCTTCTGGAATAGTCCTATCAAGTGTTGTATTGTCCGTACCTATTGTTCTTGCTTTAAACAACGTTGTTCCGCTTTCTGGCGTTCCATCAATAAACTCTATGACTCCTGCTGTTCCACCAGATACGATTGAAAATCCTTTTAAACGAACCCTAGAACCATTGCCCACAGATTGTGCCGCAGAAGCAATTGAACCAACTGTTATGTTTGCTGCAAACTTTGCAGAACTAGTAACTGAAGTAATCGTTTTAAAGTATTTAGTACCATTAACAGCTTCAGCCGAACCTGTAGACGTAATTACTTCTGTTAAAGCATCATCAAATACATCCGTTCCTACTACTGTAT